ACTCCTTATATAAAACCTGATCTTAACAATATTGGACAATTAAACATAAATAATGTAGAGTATAATGATAGTGTGTTATCAGGAAACTTTCATACTATAAGAATAGGAGAAATTATAAAGAATAAAACTAATATAGAAGACTTTTTACCAAAGAGAGTTATAGATAAATATAAAAACTTTGATATTAAATTTTAAGATATGAACCTTAAATATAGTTATTGGTATTTTAAATCAGCATTACCTGAAAAATTTTGTAATGATTTAGTTAAATATGGTAATGAAAAAACAGAAGAAATAGCTTTGACTGGAGGGTTTCAAGAAAAAATAGAAAAAAACAATTCATTGTCCGATGATGAATTAAAAGATTTAAAAAAGAAAAGAGACTCTAATATAGTTTGGTTGAGTGAACCATGGATATATAATGAAATACATCCATACATACATCAAGCAAATAAAAGCGCTGGTTGGAATTTTCAATGGGATTATTCAGAAGCTTGTCAGTTTACAAAATATAAACAAGATCAATATTATGGTTGGCATTGCGATTCTTGGGACGGACCTTATGTTGACATAAAAAATAAAAATTATAATGGAAAAATAAGAAAGTTGTCTGTTACATGTGTTCTTTCAAAACCTGAAGACTATGAAGGCGGAGAACTAGAATTTGATTTTGGAGCAGATGAACCAGATAAAAAACATAATGTAAGACCGTGTACAGAAATAAAAACTCAAGGTTCTTTAGTTGTTTTTCCGAGCTTTGTAAGACACAGAGTAAAACCAGTAACAAAAGGAACTAGGTACTCTTTAGTTATTTGGAGTTTAGGTCAGCCTTATAAATAAAATTAATATGAGTTTTAAAGAAAAAAAATATAAAATAATTAAAAATGCTATTTCATATGAGTTAGCACAATTTTGTTATAAGTATTTTACATTAAAAGCTAAAGTGTTTAAAACAATGTTAGAGAAAAGAACAGTCTCTCCTTATATAGATTTTATGGGTACATTTAATGACCCCCAAGTTCCAAACTCTTATGCACACTATGGAGATATAGTTATGGAAACTCTTTTAACAGATATGCATAAAAAAATGCAGGATGAAACTAATTTAAATTTAATTCCTACTTATTCTTACGCAAGAATTTATTATAATGGAAATGTTTTAAAAAGACATAAAGATAGACCTAGTTGTGAAATATCTACTACAATGAATTTAGGTGGAGATCCTTGGCCAATATATTTAGAACCAAATAAAAATGTAGGTATACCAGGTGAAAATGGTTGCACATTTGAAAGCACAAATCCTGGAATAAAAGTAGATTTAAATCCAGGTGATATGTTAGTTTATTCTGGTTGCACATTAGAGCATTGGAGAGAAAAATTTGAAGGAGATAATTGTGTTCAAGTATTTCTTCATTATAATAATATAGAAACTCAAGGTGAAGTTAATAAATATGATAACAGACCACATTTAGGTCTTCCTTCTAGTTTTAAAAATGTCTGATTTTATATATCAATTTAATATAGACAAATCTATTTGTAATGAATTAATTAAACATCACACAGATAGTGGTGAAAAATATCCAGGTCATGTAACTGGAGGCATTATTAATAAAGATTTAAAAGATTCTATTGATCTAAATATACACCCCGATACCGAACTTATTTTTGTAAAAAAATATTTTAAAGAATTAGAAAAAGGTTTACATCAATATTTAGATTTACATAATATTTTAAAAGAAAACGTAAGTTTAGAAACTAAACAGCCTTTTATAATACAACATTATCAACCTAAAGGCGGATTTAAAAATTGGCATTACGAAAGATCAAATTCTAAAGAACCAATGATAAGTAGAACTTTAGTATTTATGACTTATTTAAATGACGTGACAGATCAAGGTGAAACAGAATGGTACTATCAAAAACTTAAAATAAAACCTAAAAAAGGTTTATCTGTTATTTGGCCAGCCGATTGGACCCATACCCATAGAGGAATACCCTCTCCTACTGAAGAAAAGTATATTGCAACAGGGTGGCTTAATATGGTATAAGATTCTGTCAAAATAGGATTAATATGCTACAAAAATTAGGATTCCTACCCGGATTCAACAAACAAGTTACATCTACAGGTGCCGAGTCTCAATGGATAGACGGAGAAAATGTACGTTTTAGGTATGGTACACCTGAAAAAATAGGTGGTTGGAATCAATTAGGTGAATCAAAACTTACAGGAGCTGCAAGAGGATTACATCATTTTGTCAACAAATCATCTACTAAATTTGCAGCAATAGGCACAAACAGAATTTTATATGTGTATTCTGGAGGAGTATACTATGACATACACCCACTAGTTAATCCATCAGGCACAACCATATCAAATTGTTTTACAACCACTAATGGATCTCCAACAGTTACTATTACATTTCCAGGAACACATACGTTTGTAGCAGGAGATATTATAACTTTTACTGATTTTTCAGCAGCAACTAATTCTAATTATAGCGCTGCAGATTTTGATGGTGTAAAATACATGGTAACAAGTGTACCATCTCCTACAACTTTAACTATTACAATGGACAACAATGAGTCCGGTTCAGGTGCTACTACATCTGGAAGTGTTAAGTACTATCAATATTATCACGTAGGACCCGCTGAACAAATAGGAGCTTTTGGTTGGGGTATATCATTGTGGGGTGGTAATATTTTAGGATCACTAACTACAACTTTAAATGGAGCATTATTAAACGACACTGCTGGTACTGGTGGATCAGGAACAAGTATAACATTAACAAGTACAACTGGTTTTCCATCATCAGGAACAAACTATATTCAAGTAGGGACAGAAGAAATTTCATACACCGGTGTGTCGGGTAATGACTTAACAGGTATTACAAGAGCAGCAAGAGGATCTACTCGTGCAGCGCACAGTAATGGTGCAACAGTAACTAACTCATCTAGCTGGACTGGTTGGGGTTCACCAGCAGCTAACACAGACCAAGTAACAGATCCTGGTTTATGGTCTTTAGATAATTTAGGATCAACATTAATAGCATTGATACATAATGGTGAATGTTTTCAATGGGACGGCGATGCAGCAGATGCTACATCAACAAGAGCAACTATTATATCAGGTGCACCAACAGCATCACGTGATATGTTAGTATCTACACCTGACCGTCACTTAGTATTTTTTGGAACAGAAACAACTATTGGTGACAAGACTACACAAGACGATATGTTTATTAGATTTTCATCTCAAGAAGATATTACAGACTATACACCTACAGCTGAGAATAGTGCTGGTACACAAAGACTGGCCGCTGGATCACGGATCATGGGTGGTAAACTAGGTAGAAATGCAATTTATATTTGGACGGATACATCTTTATTTACTATGCGTTTTGTAGGAACTCCTTTTACATTTGCATTCGAACAAGTAGGTACTAACTGTGGATTAATAGGACAGAACGCAGCTGTAGAAGTTGATGGTGCTGCTTATTGGATGTCTGAAAATGGTTTCTTTAGATACACGGGTAAACTAGAATCTATGGACTGTTTAGTAGAAGACTATGTTTATAACGATCTTAACACTACATCTAATCAATTAATTTATTGTGGTATTAATAACTTGTTTGGAGAAATTACTTGGTTTTATCCAACGTCTACATCTAATGTAAATACTAGAGCTGTTACATATAGTTATCTAGATTCAACAGCTAAACGACCCATATGGTTTACTAATGCCAGTACATTATTTCCTAGAACAACATGGGAAGATTCTTCTGTATTTGGTTTACCTCATGCAACTAGATATAATGCAAGTGTTGATACATCATTTGATGTTAAGGGAAATACAGATGGCACTACAATTTATTTTGAACATGAAACAGGAGTCAATCAACAAGAAGCAGCAACTACAGCTGTAGCAATTCCTGCTAATATTACATCTGGTGATTATGACATTACACAAAAAGTAATAAGAGGAGCTGCAACTAATTTAGGTGACCTTAGAGGTGATGGTGAAAATATTATGAGAGTTAGTAGAATTATACCTGACTTTATATCACAACAAGGAAGTGCTATTATACAATTAGATTTAAGAAATTATCCTAATAATACAGCAGCTAGCTCATCATTGGGTCCTTTTACAGTAACAACAAGCACAGATAAAGTAGACACAAGAGCTAGAGCTAGAGCAGTGGCTCTTACAATATCTAATACTGCTGTAGATACTAATTGGAAGTTAGGAACTTTTAGGTTAGACATACATGCTGGAGGAAGAAGATAATGGAATCTTTATTAATGTCTATAGCTTTAAGATACGGAAAAGGTAAGCTTACTGAAATGGGTTTAAATTATGCTGCAAAACTTTTAGGAATAGATCAACAAGAACAAAACCCCAAATATACATTTGGTATGCCTTTTACAAACCAAAGTATAAATCCAATAAACATGTTAAAAAGAAGTGCGCTTAATACAGGTGTTAAATCTTTATTTAGTGGTAGTGCACTTGCACCTTTAACATTGGGTGCTGGTGCAATTTATTTTTTAAATAAAAATAGAAAAAAACTTACTGGTTATGATACACAAGCTGCTTATGAAGCGGCTCGAGAAGAACGAATAGCAAATAAAAGATTGGATAAAATTACAGATAGAATAATTGCTGATAAAAATTACGGAAACTATGAAGAAGCATTATTAGATAGTAATGCGGGTGCTGTAGAAATTGATGATTCAATAACATATGCAACAGATTATTTTCCAGAAACACCTAAGAAAAAAACTTATTATGACCCACCTAACATTAACATACATAATGATAATGATAATGGTAGTACTGGTAGTACTGGTGGTGGAGCTAGTTATAGTAACTCTGGTAAAACTGGAGCTAAAGATGGTTTTGGTTATGGTTTAAAATATGGAGGCATTGCAAGTTTATAATGGCTAAGATAGTACAAACATTAACTAGAGCAAGCTCAGAGTATGAAGAAGATGTAGCACAATCTTTAGTTAGAGATTTAGATGCGGTGTTAGAGAAATTAAACACTACATTTCAAGAAGAATTAAAA